TTCAAGCAAAGTGCCTAGATTGGTATTGGTGGTCTGACCCCAAAGACCTGCTTGATCGCCGTCCCCCATCAGAGTTAGTTTTAAACTTGGTGAATATGTACTTGCCATAATTTATCCTTAAGCAGCTATTACTTCTGTCCAATTTGGGTTTTGCGCCGTATCAACAAGACCCCAAACATTTACCCTATTTAATCTAACAACAGTCCTAAATCCAGTCAAATCAACTACAGAATTTGCGGTTGCCGCAACTGTGCCTACCCTACCAACAGCATAAACACCTGTTACGTTAACACTACCACTAGCCTGTGCATCAACATTACCAAGCCTACCTACTGCATAAACTCCAGTTAAAGCAATGGTAACGCTTTCAACTATTGAAACATTGCCAACTTGACCTACAGCATTTACACCTGTTAAATCAACTGTGCATCCAAGGCTTAAATTAACATTGCCAACTCGACCTACTGCATTTACGCCCGTTACATTAATGGTAGCGCCAAGACCTACAGCAACTGTGCCAACCACGCCAACAGCAGATACTCCAGTTAGTTGAACTGAAATACCTTGGCTCGTATCGCCTACATCAGCAAACGGAGCGCCAGCATAAGGTGAAAAACCAAAAGTCATTTTACGACCAAATGCCTAATTTTTTATAATACATTTGGGTAGTTAAATTGAATACACCTCTGCTTGTAGCTGGAATTATTACGTAAATTATTCCGCCTGGATATTTCTTAATCATGCTGTTATCTCCACCCAGTTAGTTGTTGGTTCGTCCCACCGATAGTTTTTTCCGTCATTTGGAAATGGTACGGGTGGTTCAAATCTGCAAGTAAATTCGTTAAATGTCCAAGAAGCGGGGCCATTATTTGCGGCAAAATTAGCTTTAACTTGATCTTGAAGCGCAACTATTTCTTCTTTTGTCATTAAGTCGCATGAATGTACGTCTGTCCAAACACCATCAGGGCGTTTCTGATAAGTTACTCTGTGGTTTTTTTCGTATACACTTGGCATTGGGGCAGGTACACGCACAAAACGAGCAAAGTTACTTGGTAAGTTATTGACATCAATATCTGGAAACGCCTCACGAAAGTTGTCACCCATTATTGGATGCTCTTTTGCTTGTCCGTTTTCATCTACTTGAATAAAAAGTTCCATACTATTTCCTTAAATTAAACATCTGGGCAAGATCCTGGAAATGTTCTTGGTGTGCCAGGCGTTGGGCCTTGCCAAATAATTCTTACTACACCAATACCACCATAACCATAACCATAAAATGCTGAAGGGCCGCCGCCCCCGTAACTGCCGCCGAAAGTGGCATATACTGGACCTGTAGTAGGATTACCGCCCGATCCACCACCCGATCCTCCGCCGCCACCAAAGGGGGGATCACCAGCCGCACCACCAGCACCACTTGATCCTTGACCGTAAACACTTACTCCACCACCGCCGCCGCCACCGCCATTGTATCCTGGAGCACCTTCGTAATTGCCACCACCACCACCGCCGCCAGCACCACCAGAGCCAGCCGTACCGGGGGAGCCACCGCCAGGTGAATATTGAGTAAAAGAGCCACCATTACCCCCATTCCCAGTGTAACCGCCAGCACCACCAGCACCGCCGCCCATTGATGGAACGTTTGGGTATCCGTTAGCTCCTGCACCACCACTACCACCATTACCGCCACCGTCACCAGTATATGTGCCGCCAGCATTACCATTTCTAGCGCCTATGCCTCCAAAACCAGCTACTGTACCAGTGGAAATGAAATAAGAATCTCCGCCATTACCGCCAATAGAGGAATAAAAACTATTACCTGCTGCAACTGTGTATGAATTTCCTGGTGTTACAGCAATATTGTTTTTCCACCCCAAACCACCGCCACCAGAACCCCCTAAAGTGCCTTGGTTGACGGAACTATTTCCACTACCACCAGCACCAATACAAAGTACATTTACAGAAGTTATTCCTGGAGGACAAACCCAAGTGTAGGTAATAAACCCCCCAGACGAAATACTACCTTGATATAGGGCTTGTCCAGGCGGAGTTACTCCAGGCCAAAGTCCTGATCCAGCTTGTTGCATTACTTGCGAGGGCGTCCAAATTCCGCTATAGGTTGGCATTACAAATCACCTGTATTTGTAGAAGGAAAAGCACGTGTTATAGCACCTGTTGCTGGATAAATAATTCTAACTGCGCCAGGTGCTCCATTCATATAATTTGCTGCAAAGACATAAGATCCGCCACCACCACCACCATATAATCCAGCATCCACAAAATTATTACCTGTTGCAGTAGTACCACCAGAACCACCTTGACCATTTTTAGACAATTCATTTGCAGTTGCACTAGATCCTGTGCCTCCTGCGCCACTTGCGCCTTGACCTAAAACTCCAACTCCACCGCCACCACCACAATAAACAGAAAAATTGCTGCCATTGTAATATCCAGCCCCTCCACCACCACCGCCCCCAGAGCCAGATGCACCATCAGTTTGAGAACCACCGCCACCGCCAGCACCTGTATACCCGCCAGCACCTCCACCACCCATGTATATACCAGAATGTGTTCCGCCGTTACCGCCACCAGTAAAATTGCCGCCGCCAGTACCACCAGCAGTTGAATTGCCTGAATTGCCTCCGCCCCCAAAAAAATAGAAAGCGTCAACTCCATTAGTGCCAAACGATGAATTTGTGCCAGCACTATTGTAATAAGCTGCGCTTGCTGCAACTACCGAAATTGATTGTCCTGGTGTCACAGAAATATTGTTTGAATATCTAAGACCACCACCAGAACCCCCATTATATGAAGCATACCCACCAGCTCCACCACCACCTACACAAACTACACTAACACTTGTAATTCCTGTTGGGACTATAAAAGTAAAAGAACCCGATGTGTAAAGCCTTTGTCCAAGCTCGCTAGGTGTTACAGAATTGGTTACATTACTTCCGGGACTTTCACCAAAAGCGTTAATTGCGGTTACTTGAAATGTATAAGATTGACCATTAGTTAATCCATTTACTGTAATTGGCGATGATGCGCCCGTAGCCGTAAAATTTCCTGGTGTTGAAGTTACTCTATATCCAGTTATAGCACCGCCACCTGTGTTAAATGGAGGACTAAAAGATATTTCCGCATTTTGGTTTCCTTTAGCAGCAACCGCAGAAGTTGGTGCATTGGGTGCTTTAGGCCCAACATACGCTGCATTAATAAAAGCGACTGCATATCTATCTGACATTAGTCTGCTCTTTAGGTTATCGCTTCATAAGACGCTGTAAGTTCAATGGCGTTGCTTGTTCCTGAAGTTACTACGATTGACTGTGACTCACCAAGATAAATTGCGGTAGATTTGTCAGAAAGAATCAGTGTGGTATTAGCTGGTACTTGGATTTGAAACGCAATTCGATATGCTGTTCCACCACCACCCGTTGCACTATTAACAGAAACAGTTATGGTAGCGGCTGTACCTGTAACGTTTGCTGCCATGATGTAATCAATTCTATTTACCGTACCAACGGCTGGAGTAAGCGAAGTCCAAGTTGTTGCACTTGTTGCAGTTGGTATTAAATAGGTTACGTTACCGTAAATTGATGTTGCGTTTAGTATATTGGGGTTTGCCATTGTTTTTCCTTAATATCCAAAAAGTATTGCAAATGCCAGCGCTTGAGCCTTGGTAGCGCCAGAAGACGCTGGAGTAGAACTAACCCATGCAGACCCATTTGAAGTTAGTACGTTACCTGCTGTTCCTGGTGATGTTAAACCTGTGCCCCCACGAGCTGCTACTAGAGTTCCACTAGAGACATTAGAAGCATTAATTGCTGATAACCCAGAACCATCTGCAGTAATTACCCCAGCAGCAAATTCACCAGAAGATCCACGAAGAACAATAGTAGAAGCGCCGTTACTAGAAGAAGCAGTTGTTCTTGCATTGTCGAGAGTCCCACTAGAAACATTAGAAGCATTAATAGCAGATAACCCAGAACCATCTGCGGTAATTACCCCAGCACTAAAGCTGCCAGATGAATCACGCAAAACAATTGTAGATGCCCCGTTAGCAGAAGCAGCCGAAGTACGAGCGTTAGCTATAGTTCCAGAAGAAATATTGCTAGCGTTGATAGAGGTAATAGCTGTACCGTCACCGCTAAACGAAGCAGCGCTAATTACATTAGAGCCAAAGTTACCAGAGGCATCACGCAAGACTATTGTGTTTGCGCTGTTAGATGTACTACCCGTAGTACGGGCGTTAGATATAGTACCGCTGGTAATGTTTGAAGCGTTAATGTCGGTTAGAGATGCACCATTAGCGGTGATATTGGTAAAGTTACCTGTTGTTGCATTAACTGTTGTAGCTGTAACCACGTTGGCATTAAACGACCCATTAGAGTCACGTAATACGATAGTTGATGCACCGTTAGCAGAAGCAGCTGTGGTTCTTGCGTTATCTAGTGTACCTAGTGTGATACTAGAAGCATTAATTGAGACGTTGGCTGCGTTAGTAATCTGACCTTGGGCGTTAACTGTAATCTGAGATACTGCACCAGCATTACCGTAAGTAGCCGCTGTGACAGCAGTATTAGCAACACTAAACGTTAAGTTAGAAAGGTTTAATCCTGTTCCCGCTGCATAAATCTGTGCAGAGCTAATCTGCGCAAATGTGATATTGGTTGTACCAAAAGTAATCGTACCTGATGTATTGCAAATATAGGTTCGTCCAGCGCCTGTATTACCAGAGGTTACAAAGAATGCATCGCCTTGACCCAACTTAGTAGGGCTAGCTAAACCAAAAGTATCGGCATCGGTTGCACGGGTTAGCACCCACTGTGCAGTAGCATTACCTGGATTAGTAACTGTATAGACACCGTTTTGCACCGCATTAGCTTGTGCATAAACCAAAATACGAGCTGTATTAGCTACACTTACACCATCAATTACGAGTGCTGCATTAGCGCCATTATTAGTAAGTGTTGCGCCTACACCATTACCAGCACCATTTGGCTGAACATATACGGCATTTAAAGCTGTGTCTTCTTCAACTAAAACAGGCTCGTGGTACGAGATACCTGTTGAGAAAAGCCCGTCAACATAAGTCTTATTGGTAATATCCGTGGCATTGGCAGCATTGGTGCTGATTGTTCCAGACGTCATGACTACGTTAGAAGCATTAATATTGGTAAACGCTACTGTATTTGTGCCATTCCCACCAACTTCAACTAGACCTGTAGCCTGATTAAGATAAACCGCTTCTTCGGCTGGTTGGGTAATAAATACCTCAAGACCACTTGCACCTGCAGTAAATGGGACTAATGAACCTGAATTAGACGAGGAAAGAACCGTAGTCCTAGCTAATGTAGCTGGAGACGTAAACGTACCAACACCAACCTCCCATTGATTATCGACCCCAGCAGTTAAGTTGTGGATGGTGTAATAAACGGTAGAACCAGTAGCTATGGCGGTATTAAACGTTTGATAGCCATGAAATGCGCCACCAAGCGTAATACTGCCTGTGCCAGAGCTAGAGCTAGTTTCCTTAACCCTATCTTTCAGAATCAAAGCCATAAGGCTCTCCTAATTACGAAGCGGTCAAACGAATAATTGCGTTACTTGCGTCAGCAGTTGGGAAGTTCACTGCAAATGTGCCGTTAGTAGATGTTTTATCTCCACCAAAAGACAATACGCATACTGCTGCGTTTGATGCATTTGCGTTATAAATTAAAGCCCCAGCTGCAGTAATAGTTGCATTTGCCCAAGAAGTATTAGCAAACGAGATAAAAGCTACGTTTCCAGTATTTGTCGGGGTTACGCTAACCGCTAAAGTATTACCACCAGCAGAGTAGTTGCCAGTAGATGCTACTTCATTAGTTGCGGAATATGCAGTTGTGTTCTCGTTAATAGTAGCCGAGCTAGTATACAGGGCTAATTTAAACGTATTTGCTGAAAAGTTTTGCGTACCATTTAAGAGTTGAACCTTAAATGATGTGGCCATTGCTTGGGTAATTGGCATTTCTTGCTCCTAAAAAATTATCTTACGGGTCCAGGTACAGGCAATCGTAATTGTCCATCACGGTATGCACTACGTCTATCTTTACCATCACCCAAATCTTTGAGTAACGCTAAGGATTCTTGGTATTTCTGTTCATAATACGTAACTAAATCTTGCTCTCCCTTTTGGAAGATGATAGCTTCACGCAACGAACCATACAATAAAACGCTTTCAAAATTATCGCCCAGCCAAGAAGTTCCAGCTGCATTTTGAATATTACTTACTGGCACCGAGAATCCACTTCCAGTACCCCCTATTGTAGAGGTAGCGGCGCTTAAAGAGTTACCAATAAGATATAAAAATCCTGGGTTTACCAAAGTAACTGCAGTTACAGCACCACCCGATACAGTAATTGTAGCTGTACCGTTTAATCCATCTCCGCCAGTCAAAGCTACATTTTCATACGTACCGTTGGTATATCCTGAACCGCCCACAATTGTGCCAAAACCAGCAATACCACCCTGCACAATCGTAGTGGGGTAGTAGTAATAGTGCAACTCAGTCTGGTAACTACTATCTGGAGTCGGCCCAATAAGATAGCTATAGGGTAAAAACTGAGCATAGTACTTAGGGGTGCCAGTATCGGTAGGGTTTGGGTATGCCTCACGGATAAAGTTAACGTCTTTATCAATTAAGTACGTGTAGTTGCCGGTTGCATCAATTACAGCAAGGGAAAAAGACGCCAAATAGTCATTAGGCAAGGCTAAGTAGCTATCGCCAGAGGTAAAGTTACCAATGACGTTTTTACGGATAGCAGGTATCTGAACAGCGTTATAAACACGCTCTTCGCAAAGTTGTACAAAATTCGGTATGTTCTGAACAAATAACTGCTCAGTCGATTCCGTGTACGCTTGGATAGCTTCAGATAGCTGCTGGAAGTTCATTAGCCCATCTTCCCGCTAGACATTTTGCCTTTAGTAGCAGCGCCAGTACCACGCATTTGAATCTTGCCATAGCGATTCTCAGGAGGGTAATTACCCTTACTAATACCGCCAACAGACATATTCATTGTGTCCATTACTTTAGCGCCAGTAGTATAAGCACTGTCTGCCACGATACTAGTAGCCTTACCATCCATTGTGTGCGGTGCAGCATAGACCTCAGCAGGTCCTACTTCTTTACCGCCTTTTTTCATAGAGAACTTAGCCATTATCGACCTCTTCCTGATTTCTTTTGGTTCATAATACGAGCCAAATTTTTGCCCATAGTCTTCATGTTTTTATTCAACACGCTGGTGCTTTTCTTTGGCCCCTTTTCAATACCTACTGATGGACCAGAGTCACCTAAGTTTTTACCTTCGGTTTTACCCGTCTTAGTAACGCCATCTGCGCCTTTTTTGTACATTTTCAACTCCTTAAGTTGTTGTTACCGTTACTGTACCAAGAATTACTTGTTGTACCAAGTCATTTGGGGTTAAACCTGCATCAGGACCTCTACTACCCCCGACTGGATTCCACCCCCACTGAAACACCCTACTACCTAACTCTGGACTTCCAAACCCATCTGGGCCAATACCCGTCTGGTTAATCTGTAAACCACTTTGTCCTGATACTAAATAACTCACGTCTGGTCTTGGCTCCCGCACCGCCTGTGGGTCATTTACTGGATACAAGCCTAGAGACAACTGAGGCTGATCTGGATCCCAACAAGACGGGCAAACCTTAACTTGGTACGGTTTTGTCTTTAATATCTGTATCTTTAACTCCGTAAGCTTATATCGCTGCGCACATCTGTCGCACTCCGCAATGGCATATTTACCTGAAGAAAACTTATTTGGCATGGCATATCATCTGTAATAAAACATATTGCGTGGAACTATACGAATTGAGGCTGTTTCTCTATCTTCGTCCGCAGCTAACTGCCATTGTTGTTCATAGTCGGCTTTGAGCATTATTATCCTGTTTGGATCAACCCCAGGCATTTTAGTGCTTAGCTGATAAGCCAGACCAGCAGTCATACAGGGTATAAATCGAAATGGAATATCTTGGGTTCTAATACCAGTACCTGCGTCTTGGATTCTACGCATTCTGTAATACACAAATGTGTACTGATCGCCAGGTGGATTAGGGGTAGGCCAGACGTTAACACAGGGCAAGTTATTCGTATATACACCTGCAGCCGTTAAGTGGCTCGCCGCCGTTGTGCCGTTCTGACCACGCCAAGCATTAATAATCTGATTGCCTACAATGTTCTGATAGCCAATGGTTTCATTATCAATATTAATAAAACCTTGAGTTGGGATACTAGCCGCATTAACTAGGGTAATAGTTGTATCGGTTGCGGTAATAGCGCCATTTAAAGCAGTCTGTGGGACGGTTGCGACATTACCTGACTGTCTGTTAAACCAAACCTGAATTGGACGCCCATTAGCGTTTTTATTGGGGATGGTAAGGTAAGTAGGTTCACTGATACGGCTAATATTGATGTCAATTTGGTTGTTGCTCTGACCATTATTAGTACGCACCACAGTATCTAAAAGGTCAACTGTATCTACAGGTATAGGGTAAATAGCCTGCCCAGTATTCATTACAAACTGCCCTTGCTCTACAGTCCACAAGTTAATACCACGGTTAGCCCATTCAATCGTCAATAGGTTCAAAGACCGCCGTGCAGTACGGAAGTCATAACCGGAGCGAACTTCAAGACCACAACGTTCAAACGCCTCCTCAATGAGGTCGTTCATGTCTAGGTTGAAGTTATTTGTACCAGTAGTGGTCATATCTTCCTATACGGTTTTACTTTTGCTTTTACTTTTGGTGGCTGGGGCACGAACTGCTTTCCTTGTGCTTTTCCTTGCCGTTTTGCTCGTGTTGTTGCTGCGTACTCGGACGGGCTTAACGCTTGTATTGCTTTCTTGGGCAGGTATCGTTCCCCCGTCTCGGACGACTTCTTCCCTGACTTGGTTGTCCATTCTTGGTCGCCCCAAGCTTTTAAAGATTGTTGTGATTTTGCTAAACCACCCCCTGCCAGCTTCTTCTTTTTGCTGGCGCAATGGGCTTTCTCCGAGAACCCCTTCGGGCTGTCGCAGTTGATTGATTTTTTGCGTTTGTCTGACCATTTCACTTATAGCCTCCGCCTTTTTCTTTATAGCGTTTAGCTAGGAGTTGTGCCTTCCT